CTGGCCAGGAGTATCGCCCGGCCTATGCCGCTGGAGGCTATAACCGGGCGGCCGGACGCTATGGTAGCTATCGATCTGTCGGAAAGCGACGACTTTAGCGCGGTGACGCTGGGGCTATATGACGCATCGCGGTATAGCTTCGATTTCCACACGGCGTATTTTTTCCCGGAGGGGGCATTAGACGGACACCCCAACGAAAAGATGTACCGCGTATGGGCTAAAAAGGGTTATTTGATACTCACCCCCGGCGACGTTATCGACTATCGGGTAATCGTTAACTACATTCTATACCTTAGCGAACTGGTACGCATTTTGGGTATCGGCTATGATTCGTGGAAAAGCAATGAAATTATAAATATGCTGGCTACCGTCGGCGGCGATAGTACCCTAATAGGGGTTAAGCAAACCTATGGAAATTTTACCGCCCCGGTAGAAAGTTTTGAGCATGGGGCCAAAACCGGAAAAATCCATATAAACGACAACCCCATTAACTATTATTGTTTCGGTAATGCAGTCTTAGACTTTGACAAACTGGAGAACTGCAAGCCGATTAAGCGAAAGCAAACACAGAAGATAGACGGCGTAATTACCAAACTTATGTGTATGCGCCTGTTTATAGACTCACTGCGTTAATTATTGTTAATAATACTTAAAATAGCATTTAATAAATATAAGCATATAAAAATAAAAGAAAATATCGAAAATAAATGCAAATAAAGTGCTGATTTAGTGATTTTTACACCCCGAAAATTTATTATATCTTTGCGTATTAACTATGTAGTATAATGAGTTTTTGGCACAATATAGTAAACTATTTCCGGCGCGAAACACAAAGCGACGACACCCCGGCCCCCAGCGCGGCACGCACCGGGGCTACGTCGCTTTTGGTGTATAGCGATCAAGCCGCTATGTGCGTCGCTACTGTATTTCGGTGCGTTAAACTACTTAGCGAAAGTGTCGCTAACCTACCACTACAATACCTAAAGCGCAAAGGTGAGATTTTCGCGGACGCGAATAACCCAAAGCTGGATTATCTTTTAAACGTGCAGCCTGATTTTGCGCTAAATGCTTTTGACTTTTGGCGGCAAGTAGGGCAAGAACTACTATTAGACGGTAACGCCTACATAGTCCCGGTGTATAATCATGTTAGCATGGAATTAGACCGGCTGGCACTGTGCGAGCGTGGCACGGTAATGCACGACACAATACACGACACCTACACGGTGCGCGATCTCAACAACGGCGTTAGCGGCGTATATTCCGAGGACGAGATTATACACATTAAGGGGCTGACGCTTCGCAACAGCAAAAGGGGCGTTAGTGTGCTTACATACGCCCGGCTCACCATGAGCATAGCAGCCACCGGCGACCAAGAAACACAAAACCGGTTTGCTAACGGCGGTAACGTGCGTGGTATCGTTTCCAATGATAAGAGCGTGCGCGGTTTCGGCGAGTACCAAGATAAAGAACTGGCAAAGACCGCCGAGAGCATAGACAATAGATTTCAAAGCGGCGAAAGGGTAGTAAGCCTACCGGGTCAAGTTGATTTTAGCCCGATTTCGCTAAGTTCTACAGATATGCAATTTTTGGAGAGCCGGAAATTTACGGTTATCGAGATTTGCCGCTTTTTCAGTGTACCCCCATCGTTTGTTTACGCCGATACCAGTAACAATTACAAAAGCGTAGAACAGGCCGACGTAGATTTTTTAAGCCACACGTTAAACCCCATGCTGCGTAATATCGAGATCGAGTTACGCCGTAAACTGGTGGCACCTACTTTGAGCCATAAATATAAATTTGAGTTTGACAGAAGCCAACTATTTGCCAGCAACCTTAACGGCATGATGAACTACCGCACCAAATTTTTGCAGATCGGCGCGACCCTAAACGAAGTGCGTAGGAAATTTAATTTGCCGCCTGTAGAGGGTGGCGACACTGCGTTAGTATCGGCAAACCTGCGAGGCATAAACGAAATAGGTGTAGAGCCGCAAGAGCCGGAAGCACCCGAAAAACATAATAACGACGATGACAGCAAAAAGGAATAAAGACACCGAGGTAAAACGCACCCTGCGTATCGACTGCGCCGATTTGCGCGTGCGTGAGGCGGCCGAGGGCGAAGCCCCCAGCCGCACGATTACCGGTTATGCTATCCTGTTTAATACGCCGTCTGCGCCCCTATGGAGTGACGAGGACAGCGAGGCACGCGAGGTTATCGCGCCGGAAGCCATAACAAAGGAATTGTTAGACGGCTGCGACATTAAATTTACAATGTTCCATGATCGCCAGCTGATTTTAGGTAGAAGCAACAAAGGAACCGGCACACTATCCTACTTTGTCGATGAAAAGGGTGTAGGCTTTAATTTGGAGCTGCCTAAATCGCCTAATGGCGACGAAGCTTTAGAACTGGTAAGCCGGGGCGATATATCCGGGTGCAGCTTCGCATTTACTACCCGATACTGGGATAGTGATTTTGTAGAACGCACTGCAAAGGTAGTGAATGGAGCCACGCAAATAACCTATACGGTTAAGGGCGTAACCGGCGTGTATGACTTTACGCTGGCGGCTGATCCGACCTACCCCGATACGTCGGTAGAGGCACGCGAGTTTACCACCGGGCTGCGCGAGGTGGAAAAGCCTACCCCGGAAGAACCTAAACCCGATAACGAAAAACTGCGCAAGCAGCTGCGTGAAATGCGCCGCGCTGCCGCGCAAAAGTTAATATAATTTTTAACCTCTAAAAAGTTTCAGTAATGGAAAAGAAGAAACCCGAAAAGCTGAACGTGCGCGAGCTGGTGAACAAGTACCAAGCCAACTGCGACCGTATCGGCGAAATTGCCGAAACCTGCGAAAAAGAGCAGCGCGAGCGCACCGAGGCCGAGGACACCGAGTTTAAGGCACTCACACGCGAAAACCAGTTGCTGCAAATGAAAATGCAGGTAGCCGCCGCAGAACATCTGCGCGAGAACCCCAATGCCGCCGCCGACGCTTCGCGCATTATCCGCGAGAATATGCTGACCGGACGACAGACACAAATTTTGCTGGTGCGCGACCTTATGATGGTAGCGGACACAGCCGACAGCGCGGTGGTGCCGCTCAAAGTGCAGGACATTTTGACACCGCTCACCGAGGGCCTCATACTCGATAAGGTAGGTTTGCCTATGCCTACAGGTCTGGCCGGTGACTACGTTTGGCCCACATACGAGGCTGCCGAGGCCACTATTGCCGGCGAGGGTGTCGCCCTGACCGATACAAAAATCAAACTGGGTAAGCTCACCGCGACCCCTCAGCGTATCGGTATCGCTATACCCATCACACGCCAAACCATCATACAGACTGAGGGACTTATCGAAACAATCGCTAAGAACCTCATGCCGCTGGCGGTGGCTATGCTCATTAACAAAATCCTTTTCAGCACTACAAAGGTAACAGGTGCTACCACACTGGTAGGCCCGTATGTCGGCGTAGCGGCTAAGGACGTTTTCAGTTTCAGCGCAGAACCCACGTTCAAGGAGTTCAACAGCATGAAGGCCGCCGTACTGGCTACCGGCGTGGACGGTGAGCATCTTTGCTGGGTTATGACAAAAGCGCAAAAGGCCATCGCCGAAGCAACCCCCAAGGATGCCGGTAGCGGCATCATGGTTTGCGAAAATGACCGTATCGCCGGACTGCCGGTATTTACCACTCACTGCATCGGTGAGGGTAACATCGGTTTGGGCGATTGGCGTTACCAGCCTATGGGACTTTTCGGCGATATTTCGTTTGTAATCGACCCCTATAGCCAGGCCCGCAAAGACGCTGTAGATTTCGTGCTGAATGTAAACTATGGCACCACCACCCTGCGTAAAGAAGCGTTTAAGCTGGGTAAGGTGGCCGCCGGTACTGGTGCATAAATAAAAGTTTTCCGCTATGGCTGTAGTGAGTTTGGCATTATTCAAAAAGCACGTTAGGGCCGACGATTTCGCCAACGACGACGAGTATTTAGCGCATCTGTTAGAGGCCGCCGAGGTTACGGTAATCACCGCGACCAATCGCACCGAGCAGGAATTAACCGACGGCAACGCCGGAAAATTCCCGGTGCCTTTGACGCAAGCGGTTATGATGCTGGCGGCGCACTGGTACAACCAGCGTGAAAGCGTCAGCAGCGTACAGATGCACGAAGTGCCGGACGCGCTACAAGCCTTAGTTAAACCCTATCGTAAACTGGTAAGCGATGCAAGCAGGGAGAATGAAATATAAATTGGTGCTACTGAAGCCGGTTAGCGATGCTGACGGTTTCGGTGAGGAAACACCGACATACAAAGAGTTCCGAACTGTGGCCGCCGAGCGTGTAAAAACAAGTGGTAGCCGTAGTGAGGAAGTCGGCGAGCATTTCCCGGACTATCGCGCCGAGTTCAACATACGCGACGCCCACCCGGTAGGGGAGAACTGGCGTGTAAAGCAAATGGGCGGCTATGAGTACACGGTAACTAACATTATACCCAACATCGACAGGGGCATGAAAACCTTAATTTGTGAACGTGTAAACAAATAATCTATGGCGGCGACAATGCAATACGACGACGAGGATTTACAGCGGTTATTTGCCGAAATGGATACCAAAAAGCGGCTGAAAGCCCTAAAAGGTGCTTTTAGACGTGAGGCTAACAGGGTGCGCAAAACCGCATTAAATAATCTGCGTGGAAGCATCCGAACCGACAAAGATTTAGAGCGTGGAGTACGCGCCGTAGTGTTTAAGCGTAAAGCCGGGTTTCGTGTCACCATCGGCACTAAAAAAGCCGGAAAAAGTGGCAAAGAATACGGATTTCATATTAACCGCAAAGGGCTTAAAAAACCTGTACTGATATGGGCTGAAGCCGGTACCAAGTGGCGAAAATCAAAAAGGGCTACACGGTATTTGGTAGGCGGCAAATGGAAAACAGGACGGACACGCGGATTTATGAAACGATACGGATTTATGGCAAAGACCGCAGACGACGTGCGCAACAGCGTTACAGGAAGTTTGCATAACGAACTAATTAACAGTGTAACTAAAGTAGCAAAAAAATATGGCTGTACCTAAAACATCATTAAGTGCCGGGGCGATTATCCGCGCCGTATTGCTGGAGGATGCCGAAGTAGCCGCAAGGACTAAAAAGATTTTCCCGGTGGCAACCGATAGCGCGGAACTGCCATACATCTTATACCGCCGTACCTCACTGTCGCCCAATCCGCAGAAAAGCGGACAGCCCGGCGCAGACGAAATACAAATAGAGGTCATTTGCTTTACGGAGCGATACGGCGAGGGTGTAGAACTGGCTGAGGCGGTACGCGCCGCATTAGACCAAGTGACCGCCGAACATGACGGAATGAGGTTACGCGGATGCTATCTATGCGACAGCGAAGAAGCCTACCAAGATGATGCCTTTGTACAGCAGTTAGTATTTAATGCAAAAATGTAGAACCGCGCAAAAGCGCATAGGAGCGCGTTAGAGCCACGGAGATAACAAATATAGTAAAAGTATCACCCGACACCCGAAACGCGCTTAAATCGAAAATTTACTAAAATTTTAACATTTATAAACAATATGGCGACAACAACTAAAACCGGCTACTGTAATGGTAGCGATATGCTGTTATATATCGGTGGCAAGGCTGTGGGCCATTGCACCAGCCATAAATCGACGTTTACCAGCGAAACAAAAGACCGCGCCGTGAAACCTGCGGCTAAAAAAAAAGTATCGTCCGGGCTGTGGAAAGGCAAAGGCGTAGTAGGTCTAAGTTACTCAATTTCGGCCGAGGGACTTGTATTCTACGGCGAAAGCGAAACCGGCTTTAAAGCACTTTTGAAAGCGTGGAAGTCGGGCAAGAGCATCGACGTTAAGTGCATGGAACGCGAGAAAGACACCGAACCCTACTTAGCCGGTAAATGCGTTATCGCGTCACTGGACCGCGACGACCCCGCACAGGACGACAGTAGTTACAGCGTTCAACTTGAGAACGACGGCGAACCCGAAACGCTCAACGAGGACGCAATTACAGAAACCCCCGAAGCAGAAGCGCCTGAAGCATGAAACGCATCGAAATAAATATAAACGGCACGGCATACCCCTGTAGCCCCACTATGGGGGCTATGCTGCGTTTCAAGCAGGAAACCGGCCGAGAGATTACCGAGATAGACCCCACCAGTTTTAGCGACCTATGTACCTATCTATGGTGCTGTGTAGTGTCGGCGGCAAAGCGCGAGGGCAAACCGTTTGATTTGTCGCTGATGGAATTTGCCGACAGCCTCACCCCGGAAGATATGACGGAGTGGAACGAGGCTATAACCGCCGAGGCTGAACCTAGAGGCGACGCGGACGGTGAAAAAAAAAGAAAACGCAAATAGGGGTCTATGACCTTTTAGGTATCGCCGTCGGCTGTATAGGAATGTCGCACGATGATTTTTGCAAATGTACTTTTGGCGAGTTTGAAAACATCTGCAAGGCATGGCGCGAAATGACCGAGGGGCAAAACCGCGACGCATGGGAACGCGCCCGGACGGTAGCCGCGATAATCATACAGCCGCACGTCAAGAAGAAAATAACGCCCAAGCAGCTTTTACCGCTGCCGGGGGATAAGAAAAAACAAAACCACCGAAGCGAAGCCCCCCAGCTCACCGCAGAGGAAAAACGAAAACGATTTGAAGAAGTAGCGCACCGATTAGGTGACGAAATAAACAAGTAAACCGTATGTCAGGAAAAGGCACCATATCAATTACATTTAAGCTGGACGGCGACGGCAAAGGCTTTAGGGCGATAGCACAGGATGCTAACGGCCTACGCGCCGTTATGGCTTCCACGCTTGAACAGTCAGAGGCGTTAAAAACGTCGCTGGTTAATTGGAGTGCCGCCGTACAAGGTTTGCAAGGCGTTGACCGAGCCGTAAACCAAATAGCCAACCAGTTAAATTCTATCATCAGCGAGAGCGAGGGATTTAACAAGGCTATGAAAGAGGCTAACACGATGGCTGGGAAAGACAGCGCAGGGTTTAAGCAACTCAAAGACGAGGTAGCAGACTTAGCAAAGGAGATACCTATAGCACGCGACCTACTGGCTAACGGCCTCTATCAAACAATATCTAACGGCGTGCCGGAAGATAACTGGATAGAGTTTTTGAATACGTCGGCCCGGTCAGCTGTAGGCGGTTTGGCTGATATTAACAAAGTTGTTGGCGTAACCTCTACGCTAATCAAAAACTACGGTTTGGAGTGGAGCGCGGCGGCCGACATACAGGACAAAATACAGCTCACCGCCAAAAACGGCGTAACCTCATTTGAACAGTTAGCGCAAGCCCTGCCGAGAGTAACAGGTAATGCCGCCACGCTGGGCGTGTCTATCGACGAACTTATGGGAACCTTTGCCACGCTTACAGGCGTGAGCGGTAACACGGCCGAGGTTTCCACACAGTTAGCCGCAATATTTACCGCATTAGTTAAGCCCAGTAGCGAGGCCGCAGAAATGGCGGCTAAGATGGGCATACAGTTTGATGCCGCCGCAATACAAGCCGCCGGAGGTTTTCAAAATTTCCTAACCCAGTTAGACGGTAGCGTTAAGGCATACGCACAGGCTAACGGCTTGCTGGAGCAGGAGGTATATAGCAAACTGTTTGGCAGTGCCGAGGCTATCCGCGCTCTGATACCTTTGCAGGGCGAGTTAGCAGACAAGTTTACTGCCAACGTCGCCAACATGGTAAACAGTGCCGGTACGATGGATGCCGCCTACGCTTACATGAGCAGCCACGGCGAGGC